GAGTGGAACTGAACCACAAGTGTTGGGACAAATACTATATGATAAGTTAGATGCATTGGTTACTGCAATTGGTGGAGTGACTGGTATACCAACACCAACAGGCCCAACACCAGGACCTGTAAGTGCAGCACCTAATTGGAGTGCAGTAACAAGTGCTATGAGTGCAGTGAAAGATGCATTAAGTGATAAACATAGAATTGATAAGTAATGTCATTTGATACATTACAAGATAATTATAGAAGTAAAATGAACAATGGTCAGTTTTTTGAAACAACTGATGAATGTGCAGAGTTTATTGTGGATGAATATCACAATACTATAACAAGTGGTGGTGGTGCATATAATATGCAAACAGGAAATAAAGATTTAATATTAACACCAATGAAAGCAGGATTACAATCACAATCAGTATCAGTATTACTTGATGGTGTTGGTGCAGGATTAGTTTTATATTGGACGGCATTAACTAATGGTGTATTTGTAACTGCTGGTGGAACACCACCCACATCAACATGGGAATCTAATACATTAGATGGATTTTTAAATAATATGGGTAATTATTTTAAAGAACATTTAGATACGGTGATATTTACTAATACAAGTAGTGGTGCAACATTTAGTGGGGTATACACGGTTACATAAAGGAGTAATAACATGAAAAAAACAGAACTAATAAAAATAATAGAATTAGTAGTTCGTAAAGAAGTTAAAAAACAAGTCAATGAGATATTTATAAAGGAGAACAAACAATCTCTTAAGTCTCTCGCAAAAGAAACCATAAAAAATGTGGAAAAAATCAAACCTATTGAGAAAAAGGAAAAGGTTCAGTTTACAAAAAATGAGCCATTAAATGAAGTGTTAAATGAAACTATAGGTTTAAGTCAAGGTGAATCAGAAGATTCTGAATGGCCTACAATGGGTAATGGAACATTTGATTCATCACGAGCAGCAGAGTTGTTAGGTTATGGAGATGGTCTCGTAGCAGGTGGTGATAAAAAAGTTCAAAGAGAAATAGCAGCAGTTCAAACTATGAAAGAGGCAGGAGTTACTTCAGAACAATTACCAGATTCATTAAAGAATGCATTGACTCGTGACTATAGTGACTTAATAAATCATGATAAATTCAAGGGAAAAAAATAATAAATGGGTGTAAGAGCAACAGATAAAAATCCTGACAAGTTTGTCGGATTAAGATTTCCAATGACGAGTAATCTTTTTTCTACTTTTAACCAAAGTAAAACTTTATTAGAGCAAACTAAATCAAATCTTAGAAATTTGTTGTTAACATCAAAAGGTGAAAGACCTTTCCAACCAGAATTTGGTTCGGAACTAACAAATTTATTATTTGAACCAATCGTAGATGACTTTGATAATAAGATAGAGGAAACTATCAGAGATGCAATTGAAAATTGGTTACCTTATGTTAATGTTAATAATATATTCGTGGTTCAAGATGCAAGTAATCCTAATTTGGTACAAATACAATTAGAATACTTTATAGAGACTGAAAAAGAATCTTTAGAAAATATAACATTCAATTTTAATAGAAGTGTTGGAGCATAAAAATGTCTGATTATGGAACAAATAAAAAAGTAGTTAAAAAAGAAGTAAATTATCTTGGAAGAGATTTCTCAACAATAAGACAGAATATTATTGAGTTTGCAAAATCATATTTTCCAAATACATATAATGACTTTAATGAATCAGACCCAGGTATGATGTTCATAGAGATGGCAGCATATGTTGGTGATGTATTAAATTTTTATGTGGATAATCAATTTAGAGAAACATTAATTTTACAAGCAGAAGAGAAAAAGAATATTTATGATATTGCACAATCTTTAGGATACAAACCAAAAACAGCTTCACCTGCAACTGCAGAGATAGAAGTATCAATGAATGTTCCTGCAAAGGTAAATGCATCGGATGAGTATATTCCTGATTTAAGTTATGCTGGTATAATGAGTTCTAATAGTGTTGTATCATCAACAAGTGGTGTTGATTTTACTATGTTGGATGATGTTAACTTTAAAGTGTCAAGTTCATTAGACCCACTTGTTAAAGAGGCATTGGAACCATCAAGTGGTAATGTTCCAACAGAATTTAAATTAACTAAAAAGGCTCTCGTAAAAAGTGGTCAAAGAAAATCAGAGACATTTACATTTACTTCTGCAAAAAAGTTTGACAAAATTGTTTTATCTGAACCTAATGTAACTGAGGTTATTTCTGTAACAGATAGTAATGGTAATAATTGGTATCAAGTTCCTTATCTTGCACAAGATACCGTATATGAAGATGAAGAAAATTCTACAACCAATGACCCAAACCTTGCACAATATGCAAACGATACACCTTATCTATTAAAATTAATTAAAACTTCAAAAAGATTTTCAACAAATATTAGAGGAACAGATTTAAAAACAGAATTATTGTTTGGTGCTGGTATATCAGATAATCCTGATGAAGAAATAATACCAAATCCAGATAGTGTTGGTTCTTCTTTAGGAGTAGGTGTTTCAAAGATAGATGAAACATTTGACCCAAGTAATTTTTTAAAAACAAAAACTTTTGGTCTTGCACCAAGTAATACAACTTTAACCGTAAAATATAATCATGGTGGAGATGTTGAACATAATGTAATTTCTAATACCATCACAAATTCAAGTGATGTAACTTTTACAATTACAGGTGATAATTTAGATTCAACAAAAAAACAAACTGCAGAAGAAAGTTTATCTTTTACAAACCCAAAACCTGCATCAGGTGGTAGTGGTGAGGAACCAATAGAATCTATTCGTTTAAATGCAGCATCTATATTTAATGCACAAGGTCGTTCAGTAACACAAAAAGATTATATTACAAGAATATATTCATTACCACAAAAATATGGTAATATTGCAAAAGCATTTATTGTTCAAGATGAACAATTAGAAAAGGCTACTGAAACATATGTAGATAGTGTTACTGGTGAAGTAGTAGAAAATGAAAATGTAAGTATTAATCCAAATCCATTGGCATTAAATATGTATGTTCTTGGATATGATGCAAATAAAAAACTTATTGCTGTAAATAGAGCAGTAAAAGAAAATTTAAAAATTTATCTATCACAATATAGAATGGTAACAGATGCAATCAACATTAAGAATGCATATATTATTAATATAGGTGTTAGATTTAATATTATTACAAAAAGAGGATTTAATAAAAATGATGTATTATTTAGAGCAATCCAAAAGGTAAAAGACTATTTTAAAATTGATAAGTGGCAAATTGGTCAACCAATAGTATTAAGTGATATTGCCTATCAAATTTCTTTAGTTGATGGTGTTGCAAGTATTGTTCCACCTGACCACAATAATCCAAATAAAGATATAGTTTGTATTGAAAATAAACACTTAGTAACAAGTGAATATAGTGGTAACATATATGACATATCATCAGCATCAAGAGATGGTGTGGTATATCCATCATTAGACCCAAGTATATTTGAAGTAAAATTCCCAGATTCAGATATTGAGGGTAGAGTAGTAGGAGATTTCTAATGCATTATTTTGAATATATAAAAAAGGATACAACATTATTTTCTGGTGGAACTACTTCATCATTAAATGCAGGTCACGATGAGATACTTGAAGTTGTTAAAGAAGTAAGTGATGATGGTAGCACAATAAATATATCTCGTATATTATTGGAAGTAGATTATTCATATGTATCACAATCAATACAAGATGGTAAGATACCTACTACTGCAAAATTTTATTTAAATTTATATGATGCTGGTTCAAAAGATTTAGAAGCAGAACAAAATTTACATATCTATATGATTAGTGGTAGTTGGAAGTCAGGAACTGGTAAAAAGTTTGATAGTCCTGTAACAGAAGATGGTGCATCATTTAAATATAGAGACCAACAAAAAGAAACACCATGGGTAACTGGTTCAATTACTACTGATGGTGGTGCATGGTTTACTGGTTCACAAGATTCATATTCACAATATAATATAAGTCAATCTTATGATTTAACTTATGATAAACGAGATGTTAGATTTGATGTAACTGATTTGGTTAATAATCATATACATTCAAGTTCAATATATCCTAATAATGGATTTATAATTAAACGAGAATCTACAGGTTCATATGGAACGACTTATAACTTTAGTGGTGATACAAATTCAGAAGAGGGTGGAACTTCAAGATTTGGGACATTACAATTTTTCTCAAGAGAAACACACACAATCTATCCACCATCATTAGAGGTTGTTTGGGATGATTCAAGTTGGTCAACAGGAAGTTTAACACAACTAACAGGTAGTGCATTGGAAGATACCGTAATTTATTTTAAAGGTATAAGAGAAGAATATTTAGAAAAATCAATATCAAGATTTAGATTAGTTGGTAGACCGAGATATAATGATAGAGTATTTAATACTACACCTGAGGGTCTAACAATTAGAACACTACCAAGTGCATCAACTTATTATTCAATTAAAGATTCTGTTACTGAAGAAACTATTGTTCCATTTGGAACAGGTTCTAAAGTTAGTTGTGATAGCACAGGTAATTATTTCAATCTAAGAATGGATAGTTTTCAATCAGAAAGACATTATGATATTTCAATTAAAGTTGTAAGTGGTAGTGGTACATCAGAAGAAATAATAAATTATTATAGTGACCCAGCATGGTCATTTAAGGTTGTAAGAAACATTGAGAGATAACAATGCCATACACAAAAGAACAAGCGAGAAATAGGTCAGAGCTTTACAC